CAAAGATTATCTTTTTATCTAAATGAACATGAGTCCCTGGGTGTTTACGCAAAGTATTCAGTAAATCTCATTTGACGATATTCGTTGTACAAAGGTACACGAAGTTGTTCCTCAAAACCACACCGCTGTGTGACATTGGCGAAAGCTTGTTTCATGAGAGGTACCCACTTATCAAAAACACGACGTGGATGCATAGAGAGTTCCATTACGGCCATCTCTACGTTCACACGGCATGCGCTGACTTGATCTGGGGATTCTCGAATCCAGTTAGTCATCTCAAGGATAACGTCCAGATCCAGGGGGGCATCAACTATGCCATCCTGAGATCTGAACTTCCTCTTGAGATAAGTAACCTCTTCGAGTGTTCGGTACGGAGCTATTTCACCCACTGTTTTAGCCTCATCAGTATAGATCATGCCAATTTCAGCATAAGCTTCTGTTACTGTATTTTGATTAAACCAGAGCGCAATTTTATCCGCAAGGTTGACAACATTATCATCACCATATGATTCCATCGCAACATCTTCTTCAAATGTTGAATCGGTTATCCCTGCCTTTCTCCTACACAGATAGTAACAAATTCGCATTGTCACAGAGTTGTAGAAGGAATTCAGGATGGTGGTGATAGGATTGCCAGAGGGTTGAGAGTGATTCATGGAATAGTATATTTCATCACAAAGATGAACACTATTCCAAATATCGAGGGCAAGGACGCGCCGGACTCGCGCATTTTCTTCTCCATCATTATAGAAACGGTTCACACACTCCACGAACCTTTCCATTATCATTGTATTAAGACGACCATCAAACTCCTTAAAGTCACCAGCGAAGACCTTCTTCCCCTTGCTTCGCAATTTTCGATCAGTCTTGCCCCAATCTGGACCCCACACATTCGTTCCCACTGATTGTTCATTGTCAATCCTATTCTCCATAACATGAGCTACGAAGGACAGGAAAAACATCCGAAACAGAATAGTGTAGTCCATAGGGCCTGAAGAGAACACACGAGTTCTCTTTTCATTCACTTTGGCGATTGGTCGACGTTCATCTTTCAGAGTATCTGTCCACGTTGTTAAAACTCTGATCCCTTGTTTCGCCTTTTCGAGTCGGTATTCTACAGCTTCTCGTACCTCCTCATTATAAATGTAC